TGCGCAAGAGCAGATCTGATTGGGTTGGGCTAGAGAGCCCTGAGGCAAGAGATCAGCTTCTTGGAATGGGCAGCTTTAAGCCAGAAGGCGCAGGCAAGTTTAGAAGTGCCTTTACCAAGACGATGAGCAAGTCTGCATATCGCGACCTGGGCTTCCCGACTATTACGGATATAGAAAAAGCATTTATTGATCCTGACCTTGCCGGTACAGCTTTAGGCGAGGCCGGATTTACGATGGGCCGTGTTGGCAAAGGATTCGACTTAAACAGAAATACCAATCACCCGTCATATAACACTGGCATTGGGGGTGAATACATTGGCGGGTTTGAGCAAAGCGTGCCACCGCAGATTATGTATCCTGACGCCTATAAGCAGCTAGAAGGCGTTATGACAAAGCCGAAAAAAGGCGGCACTCCACGCTTGCTATATGACGCTGAAAAGATTGATGCTATTGCAAAGCGCCAAGACCTATTCCAAGTTGCGGATGCCAGGTGGGTAGATACTGCTTCTAAATGGCTAGAAGACAACAAGGGCGCATCTGATTTGGCATTGATTGCTGCGATCGGGCTTCCTGCTGCGTTAGCGCCTCAAGAAGCTGATGCCTCTGTAGCTAAACTTGCAGCTCGCGGTATGGAGTTAGTAGATTTGATTGATCCTGAAGATAGTCGAGTCGGGGAATATTTTTTGCGGAAGGGCGACGACAATAAAAGCATTGGATCTTTGAGAACAGATTACGCCATTGATTCTGGATTTGATGATGGCTATATGTCCTCGTTAAATACTGAGATTGCCCCGGATTACCGCAGGCAGGGTCTGGCAGGTGAAATGTATGATGCTGCAGAAGAGTTAAGCGGCAATAAGCTGGTGCCATCTACACATCTATCGATGGATGGTGCGCATATGTGGAATGCGAGAGACACAGAATTGCTTCGGCAAGTGCAAGACAAAATGGCCACTGAAAATTATGATCGCGTAGAGGAGGTTTTGTATCCTGAAGGAAGGCCATCTTCTAATGCGGTTAAGCTACGAGGATTTGACCGAGCATATGCTGTGCCCGCGACTGGATTACTCGCCGCATCAGAAACCGCAGAGCCCGGAGAATACCGTGAAGCCCCTGTAGTGCAGGAGCAATCATTTGGCGACATGGTTAACGAGTACGCCAACATTAACCAGAGAGCCCAGGCAGCAGAAGCCCAGAAGTTTGGCTTATTGATGCGCGAGGACGCCAGGTTGCGTGACATGGGGTCTGCTGCATTCGGCCAGGTATCCCCAGAGCTGGCTGCATACCGCCGCTCACAGATACTGCCGACCATTGGTGAGATGGGAATGGGAGCCCTTGAGGGGGTTGTCGATACAGTAGACTTTGTGTCTCAGCTTCCTACAGCCATATCCACTATGACCATGCCAAAGCGCACCCCCTTGCGTGATCGCCTGGGCGGCCTTCTAGACTACAGCTTTGTGGATGAGAGGGATCAAAGGGCCAGGGACCAGGCTAGATTGATTGGCGGGTTATTAAGCCCCATTTAATGGTATAATCGGCCCAATAACTGGAGGCCATAATGGCAATAAGTACATACAGCGAGCTGCAGTCTTCAATGGCAGACTTCTTGAACAGGTCTGACCTGACTTCTGTGATCCCGACCTTTATTGCGTTGGGCGAGGCCAGGATGAACCGAGACATCCGTCACTGGCAGATGGAGAACAGGGCATCGACTACAATTGACGGCCAGTACCTAACCAAGCCAGGCGACTGGGTTGAGACTGTACGCCTGCATTTGACCGGCCAGAACACCTCTGCGATGGACCTGTTAAGCACTCAGGCAATGGCTGACAAGCGCCAGGGCGCAGAGAATGTAGCAGGCAAGCCAAGATACTATGCCCACTCTGAGGGCCAGTTTGAGGTATTCCCTACCCCTGACGGCTCATATGCTGCTGAGTTGCTATACATCCAGCAGATACCCTCTCTCAGCGACAGCGCGACTACAAACTGGCTGCTGACATCATATCCAGACATCTACCTGTACGGCTCACTGCTGAACTCTGCACCATACCTGGCTGAAGATGGCCGGGCTGAGGTGTGGGCTCGATTGTATGGTGAGGCGGTAGACAAACTAAACTTAACTTCTGAACAGGCAGCTTATTCTGGTGTTGGCCTGACAACTAAAATACGAGGACTCGGATGAGCTTTTCAAACTTCTTAGAAACAGAGGTCCTGGACCATGTGTTTGGTGGCAACGCCTACACAGCCCCAGGGACTTTATACACTGGACTATACACTTCAGCGCCTAGTGATACAGGCGGCGGTACAGAGCTGTCAGGTAGCGGCTATGCTCGCCAGGCTACAGCATTTACTGTATCGGGTGACACTGCTAGCAACACATCTGCAGAAGAGTGGGCAACAGCTACAGGCTCCTGGGGCACGATTACCCACGTCGGTGTATTTGACGCAGCCACAAGCGGCAACCTGCTAGCCTATGGCGCATTGACTGCCAGCAAGACAATTGCTACTGGTGACGTGTTCCGCATCCCTGCTGGCGACCTGGATATCACGCTAGACTAATATGCTCTATGGCGTATATAAATACGGGCAGGCTGCATACTCGACTGCTAACCTAGAGGATGGCGCGTCTGTAATAGCAGCCACGTCTGCCGTATCGGCTACTGCTGGGTTTGTAAAAGAGGCTAGCTGCGTTATAGCTGCAGCGGCGTCTACATCTAGCTCAGGCCAGGCTGTACGAGAGGACTCGGCTGCGATTGCGGTAACCTCTGCAACGCAGGCAGACCCACAAGCTATATTGCAGGCTGGGTCAGCTATTGCGGCTGCATCATCTACTGCAGGTGCAGGCATTGCGATACGGGGAGGCGAGCTATCTATATCGGCGACCTCTTCTGTGACATCTGCAGGCGCCAGGATACAGCAAGGCATATCGGCAGTAAGTGCTGCGTCGTCTGCAACAGCAAATGCGGTTACGATAGTAGTTGCCGAGTCGGCGATTGCAGCAACAAGCCAGGCGGTTATGTCTGGCAATATTACGGCTGGTGGCGTGACTGTTATGTCGTCGTCGGCATCATTAAGTATTTCCGGGTCTATTCTATGGACAGACAGCCCTGGAGATGACGCAACTTATGCAGATGTAGCAAGTGCTGCTAACGAATGGGCCGATGTGGCTGAATATACAACTTTATGGGAGGCCGCTTAAATGGCTGATACAACTACAACCACCTATGGTTTGACTAAGCCGGAAGTCGGCGCTTCAGAAGATACTTGGGGAACCAAGATAAACACCAACCTGGACACTCTGGACACGACTGTTGACTCTATCCAGGGCAAGTCAGGCGCTGGTGTTTTAAAGCACACTAACAATACCAAACTAGCCACCACAGCCACAGGCATAGACGTTACTGGCAATTTAACAATGGCTTCTGGCGGCTCTATCGTAGCTGGCGGTGCAAATGACCTTATTTTAAACGCAGGCGAAAGCGGCACTCCTGACATTTACTTGCAGTCAGGTAGTAGCACAAAGGTTAAAATTGAAGGTTCCGATGGCTCCGTGGGAATCGGGACGAGTTCGCCTAATGGTAACGGTATTTTAACTCTTAATACGCCAGCAGATAACTCTGCTCAAATAGTATTTGCAGAAAATGATACAGCAAAATGGTTAATCGGTCATAGGCATGATGGGGACTACTTCCGATTTTATGATTTAGCTAATTCAGCAGAACGCATGCGCATAGACTCATCAGGGAATGTTGATTTATACCAAGGTAAGAATCTTACTTGGAGATATGCGGCTGGTAGCACTATTCGTGGAAGTATAAGTGTTGATAGTGCAGACAATATTACTTTTAGCAATACGTCTAGCAACACAGAACGCATGCGCATAGACTCTAGCGGTCGCGTGGGTATTGGTACTAGTTCGCCTAGCCAAAAGTTACACGTTTATGAAAGCTCAACAGGCTCACAAGCGTATGTAACTGTACAAAACAATAGGTCTAGAAATGCGGCAGTTTTAACGCAGACAACTAATGGAGGTTTCTACACAGGCACAAGCATTGGAACAGATACTCTTTGTTGGCAGGTTTATGATGCCAGTGCAGGTGAACGCATGCGTATCGACGGATCAGGCAACATCACACAAACAGGCTCTAGTTCCGCTGACTTTTTAATTAAAGCTCCCACTGACAACGCAAGTTTAACTCTGCAAGCTGGAGCAAGTGACACAGGCGCTGAAGGCGCTTTTGTGAACTTCCTTCAGAACACCACTTACAAGTGGCAGATGGGCATGAACACCGACAACAGTTTCCGATGGTATAACTACGCCACTTCAAGCGAAGCCATGCGCATAGACTCATCAGGCAACCTGTTGGTGGGTAAGACGAGTAATACTTTTTCTACTCCGGGATTTGTTGCTAATGCTAATGGAATGGCTGCAACCAGAAGTGGTGGCGCTTGTGTTCAAATCAACCGCACAAGCAGTGACGGGACTATTCAAGAGTTCTATAAAGACGGCTCAATCGTAGGTAGTATTGGTACTACTGGCTCAAACCTTGTAATAGGAACAGGTGATACTGGCTTCCGTTTCTTTGATGGGTCACCTAAAGGTATTTTCCCAGCATCCACCTCTTCGGGTGTTACAGATGGCGCTATTGATTTGGGTAAAGCAAACGGTCGCTTCAAAGACCTCTACCTATCAGGCAGTGCTAAAAGTCAAGGCGTTGAATTAGAAGATATAAAAGCTAAAGACACTAGCGGTATAAACTTGCAGACAAGCAACGGTCAAAAAAGAGTCATACTGG